ATCTCAAACTCCTCAAAGGAAACATCCTATAGATCTTCTGTTTATCAAGTGGGACTCGCTTAATGCAATTGCATATTCTATAAATCCTACTGCCCTAAAGGCAGTAAGCGAATATAGAACCTTTGTCCATCGCTTAATTGACAACTACGGCTATCCTTCTCTAATCAAAATTTTGAAGGATGTTCATTCTGTAACAAAACATGTTCTTTTGACAGGCAAGGTCACTCGGGACAAGTTCGGAGGAGTCTGGTTTAAGACCAGATCCAACGGGCTTCCGAGATGCTTGGTGGAGTTGAATAAACTCATCAACGGTAAGTCGCTAATTGAAAAACGATTTGCTGTGACCCTTACTTCTGTCGTCGACCTTCTTGTGACATCTCCTAGTCTGGATATTTCCAGCATAGAAGAGCCTTCAAAGGCCAACAAACTTGTTTTGGATGAACTATCCAATGCTTTAAAACAAGAAGCTAAGAAAATTGATTGGAAAATTTCCGTCCGTAAGGAAAAGAGGTATCATCTGAGCTTCAAAGGGGGTCCTTCCGGGTCACCTAATTTTATGACCTGCCACAGAGAACTGTGGGACCTACTTTATGGTAGGTTTAAGGAAGTGTTCCTGACATCGGCGGCCTCATTTGGAAGAATGGATCTAGTAGGGAAGGCATTCGACACCTTCAACGGACTAGAATCACATAAAGGACGTGTACATATAGCATCACGTCTTGTCCTTTTGGCTGAAAAGGCCGGGAAGACAAGACCTATATGTGCACCATCCTGGTGGTTCCAAGAAATCCTTATAGAGCTACACAACTCTCTATACGATCTCCTAGACACCTTTCCAAATGACGGAACATCGAGTCACGACAGAGCTGCCCAAATCGTTAAGAAATGGACAGGTGAAGGTAGGGACCTGTGGTCCTATGACTTAAAGTCGGCTACCGACCGTTTCCCCGTCGAGCTTCAAGCCAGCGTGATAGCTGGCCTCTTTTCCGAAGACCTATCTCGCTCATGGCTGGAAATTATGAACCTTCCAGTTATGAGTAAGTACCATGAACGAGAGGTGCGTTATGGCGCAGGCCAACCAATGGGATATTATTCCTCTTGGGCAACCTTTGCTGTAACCCATCATCTACTCCTGCAATACATCTGTAAAAGACATAATATCGTGTGGAGCGACGCCTACGTAATCATTGGCGATGATATTGTAATCGCCAGTGAATTAGTAGCAAATGACTACGTAGTGCTAATCAAGGCTCTAGGAGTCGAAATTAGCATGAGAAAATCCGTTGAAAAGAGAAAAGCGGCAGAAATTGCAAAGCGTCTTTTCAGAGACGGAATAGAATATACACCTATTTCAATTACATTACTAAAATCATTTTCAGAAGAACAAAAAGACGTTGTCTTCCTTCAACTCATTCAGGAAATGCAGCGGAAATGGGGATTAGGAGTCCACAAAGACTCCGTGTCCACTTATCTTCACAGCCCGGCATCTTATTTGTACGAGGCACTTAATAAGAAACATAAACAAACAATAGCCAGATTCCTCACTTCGCCTATCTATGGGGTCGCTAAAGAACCTTTAAATGATTCTCAGATTCTTAGTTTATACCAAAAGAAAGATAAGCTCCTTCGCCTCGAAGACCCTTGGTTAGGTGTCAACGATTTGAAGTTGCAAACATGCGATTATAACATGTTAGCGGAGGAACTC